GTCCCCACATATTAGTAAGGGACTGTCCACCTCGGCTTGATGTTGACGGCACGAGGGCGTCCAGAACGCTCTAAGTGCTTCCCGTCGACGGATGGCTGTCCGCCGCGCTTAAGGAAGAACTTAAGCAAGGCACCAGGTCCATCAAGAGAATTGATGGGAATCCTGGTATCAACTACATAGGCCTTAACCAGTGGTCTATGCAGATTCTCGCAAAATCTCTCCTCGGCGTAGCCGAGGGAGGATTCGCGACCCAGCGCAGGAGACTCAGGACCGACGTTCGGATAGTACTTAAGTACTGCCCGAAGGAGTCGATCCATCTCACCAGCTAGTTTCCAGAGGCCTGCTTGATAAAGCAAGTTCCTGGTCTTTACTGAGGAGATGACTCCAATAGCGTCCTGTATGTTATCGGGAGGAAGTTGACGGAACTTAACGACAGTAATGTCGTGCCCGTCAAAATACTCGCGACCACAAGACTCTCTGAACCTTCCGGTCCAGAAAGACTTGCTGTCTCCAACTTTCGCGTTAAAGCGCTCAAGTTGGTCGATAACACTATCCACATAATCTAAGGGGATAATAATATCATCCCCATAGATGCGCACCTTGCCACGAAAGGACTGAATGTCCTTACGTGACATATACTGGTTGTTGAACTCTCGCTCAATCCCTAAAAAGACGCAGGTCAAAAAGACCATTGCCTCAATTGGGAAGGTGAGAGCTGAACCCATAGACGCGAACTTGGACAGGGTAATCACTCCATGCCCAGGAACGTTCGCCGATTGAGAACGACAAGCAGAAACCGCCCCAAGCAAATGAGGGTGGTTCTGCAGCATCGCCTCAACCAGCACAAAAGGAACACGGTCGGAGGCGTCACTCAAATCGAGTGTTGCCAGATCTCCTTTGACAAGAGATCCATCACGGGCCATGGCCTGGTTAGGGCCTTGGTCAGTGAATCCGAGAAAAGAACCGAGCCAACTAGACTCGATTCTAGGTACTATTGCCTCTAGCATCGCCTGCTGCACAAATTGCATGCAGGTCGGCTCGATGGCAATAATACGTGGTCCCTTTTGCGTCTTAGGAACGGAGATGACATGAACTGGCATCTCCGCCCCAGGTTCGAGCCACATCACATCCTCAATGCTTTCAAAATACATTGAGGGAGTCGGAAAGAGGTATTCCCCAGCAGGGAAATATTTCTCTAACCGCTCGGTCCAGAGCCGGCAATTAAACTTGCCGTTACCGTAGAGTTTATCTGCGGTGGCTCCAGGACCATGTTTTGGAATCAACTCACCATCGTAGACAAGTTTGTCTACTTCGGTAAGGAGATCCGTAAAGAGAATCCTACTCATCCTGGAAAAATCACTCAAGGAGCAATTATCCAGAGAATCAGAGAATTCCTTTACTTGGCTCTCACACGCGACAAAGTCGGACATAGTAGAACGAACTCGATGTGCAGAACACTCGAGTTCCAATTTACTGAACATCAACGTGAGTTGATGAACAGCAAATATTGCTTCTATGTCCGGATCATCACGCAACACACCAGTAATAGGGTCAAAAATACGCTCAAGGAAACCCCCCAGAAATAATGGGAGGGGACCTCGTCGACTCCTCTTAAAACCAGGAAACGACGTGTGAGCACATATCCCTTGGTCAAGGATACTTCTAAATTCCTTACCAAAGGATAAAAGGGTAATCGTAAAAAACGATAAACCCTCACTTTTGACCCGACCTTGGACAGTTTTCATGTCCATGGTGGCGCTAGTGTGACATCTGGCAGCAAAATCATATGCTGCCGTTTTCCAGAGTGCAATCAGGCTTTTCAAACGTCCTCCTTGATTGGGGGTATCGTTTCCTTAGCCTATTGCATTGGGCTACGCTTTATGGGTGAGGTGTAATACTTCACCCGCTTGGACTAGGTCAGAAGACCAAATCCAAAAAGCGCAAGTGACAAGCCTCCAAGTGCCAGTACAATAAAAATAATGGCTAGGAGGATGTACTGTGGAAGAAGATCTCCACGGTGCATTTAACTACCCCTTTCGAAGAGAGCCCTCTGCAGCAAGTGCTGCAGCGGCTTCTTTTGCGAGAACTTTCAGATTTTTAACAATCTGAGAGTTGACCCGTTTGAGCTCCGCGGCGGTCAAGATTGACCACCAAGGAGAGCATTCAACACTTTGTTTTCGGTACTTGTCAGAGCTTCAATAGCTCCGACAGCAGTAGCGAGAGCTTCAGCGTTGGAATATCCCGTAGCAGGACGATCAAAGACGATGTAAAAAGACATCGAAACTTTGACGTTCTGTGCAGGGATAAACGGATCGGTAGTGAACTTGTTCACGTCGACACGCCAAGTCTGTCTCTTACGATTCCCATTTTGGGAGGCAAGAGACACCTTGATAAGTCCATCAGAACTTTCGTACGTAGACGAGCTACCGGAGGTAGAAACCCTCGGCAGCGACGTCGTAGTACCAGAGATTTTGATGGATTGCGGATCGGTCAATGCCATTAGGCACACTCTATTCTGGGACTTATGTCCCATTGTGGTTGCAGTACAACTGCTACTACAAAAGGGTTAACCCTAATGCAGCGGTGATGGCAATCTGAGTAGGTGACAATTTACTCAGATCAATGCCAAATCCGTATGGTGTTGCTGGTTGCCTAGCTTTCGAAACGCATGACATGCGGATCGGGGCAGGGGCATCCACTTCCTCATAACCTGAGGAATCCATGGACATTTGGACGAAAGTTTCACTTTCCTCCATTATATATCCATAAGACAACACTTGGCCGGCACGGACGTAATTACTGACGTTATTAATAATATCGCCAGTATTACTAAACCAGTCGACCGCCCAACTCCAAGGGGTAAGGTTCCAGAGGAGTGAGGGATTAAGAGAGGCGCCGAAAAGAATATCGGCATTGGATCCATAACCTAGAGCGTTTGACCAGCTGTCAGACTGGTCAGGGACGTCATAGGTAAAGGCTCCAACAAACCACCTCTTAATATTACTCCCCCTGGTTATGATAACATTACCCCCACTAGTTTCTTTCCAATCAGACGATGAAACACCGTCCACGTTACAACGTGTCAGTTTTTCAATCGTTTCTTGAGTAGAACTAGTAGACAGTGGAAAATTGTAACGGCGTCGAACACGGGTGCCAGCGTTCCGCTTATACTGATTAAGTATATCGCGGTGACGCCGGACGACGGAAGAGAAATCCTTCACTTCCGAAACGAGAGGGTCCCAACCAAATACTTTGTTGAGATACTCTCCGCCCGCGGCCTTGGCAGCGCTAGTTCTAGGTTGCCAAGTCTGAATACCTGGGAGGGACGGAAGTCCCTCACGGTAGAGTTCAGAAACGCCAGTTCCAAGCTCACTCGCCGGGTTTGCCGGCGAGCAGGCGGAAATGGCAGTCGTTCCGTAAGAATTCAATGACGTCAAATCTTTCGATTTGGTCGGCATTGGAATTTCTTTAAATTTCTGCAACGCTGTTGCAGGAAAACGAGAATGACCGCCAGTATATCGGACATGCTTCTTAAATCCGACTTCCGAATACGTCCTGTCGACGTGGACTCCCCCACCTTGGGGATAGTCTATAGACGAACGGGACGTATAAAACGGTCCACCTGACAGATAATCTCCGTTAGGAGACTTCTGATGAGATTCCGACCCAGTAACCTGGGTCTCAGTTGAATCAGGATACGACCCAGCAGATCCAATTTGAGTGACAGTAGGTGCCGGAAGGGTAACATTTTCACCTTTCACGGTCGCTTGCTGCTTTTCAAAACGAATCTGTCCGGAAGCCCATTTATTTGGGCTCCGGGATTGGCGTGAACGCCAACTTAGAGTCACCTGATCCTCCTGAACACTGTAATGGAGCATACATGGAAATAGATGATTACTCATCTAGGTGGATGTTGCACTGCGCGGCTGCCCCTCTCGGG